TCCCAGTTAAAATTGGTCGTGTCGCCCCAGGATCCTGATTGTTCACCAGAGCCTATCTCTTCAAAGCTGAAGCCTGTTGTGTATGATGATGCCATGATATTTTTCCTATGCCGCTATTTCTGTCCAATCAGGGGTTTGTGAGGCGTCTATTTCAGAGAAATTAGACGTTTGGGAGGTGTCAATAACACTCCAGACAAGTGCATTGCTAACGGAACCTGTTGCTGAAACCCCCTCTACAGTAAAGGCAAAATTAACTTGTATTGAACCTATGCTACTAGCAGCAGAAACACCTGTAACAGAAAGGTTGGAGTTTGTTACAATAGTTGTGGAGCCTATCCCACTGGCCGCTGATACACCTGTGGCCGATATAGTGATAGCAACCGAAATAGTAGCGGAACCTATCCCACTGGCCGCTGATACTCCCGTAACGCTTATACTAACAGGAAGACTTATTGTGGGAGATCCTACCCCACTGGCCGCAGAAACACCTGTGACCTCTACGGGAATAGGACTATTCCACGCTCCAGAGTTCCAGGTACTTCTATTCCAGCCAGTAATTAAGGCCATTATGCAATCCTAATTATCGCGTTGTTAGCATCATTTGCTGGATATTGAATGGTAAAGTCTCCAGCACTGGAAGACTTATCACCCCCAAAGTTAATTACCGCAACCGCTGGGTAAGCCGCAGCCGTAGTAGTGGAACCTGTACTCGCGCCACTTAGAGTAGAGTTATAAATCAAAGCCCCTCTTGCGCTACTGATTGTAGAGGTAGACCAAGTAGTGTCTGCAAAATCAAGATAAGCTGTAGGAACACTACTGCTATTATCTCCTAGACTATTTGTTACACTTGCAAGAGCAGCGCCACCAGCAGTATAGGCCGTTCCAGATACCTCATTACTGGTCGTATATCCAGTGGTATCGGCATCAATGGATGAACTATTTGTGAACATGGCGATTTTGAAAGTATCCGCTGAAATTGCACTAGAATCACCACGACTAGCCGTAGTCCAACGATGAATACCCGCCAGGATTTCTTTTTTAAAAGTTCCGCACATAGCGGATGATCCAACAGCCATTTTACAATCTCCTTATAATTTCGGCCATGTCTTCGTGACCCTGCTTCTTCATCATAGCCCAAATGGTAGTTCTTTCACTCTGCGCCATCCTATTCATATAGAAAATAAGTATTTCCTTCAATTTATCTCTATGGGCTGTTGCTTGATCCCGTATAACAGGGGGCACATCCTTGGATACTATCATTATCTTATTCATAGCCATTTCTGCCATTTCTTCGGGAGAATGGCCTCTATTTTCAGTAGTATGCACAGAGACATCTCCTAAATTAAGCAAACTATTGGCATCAAACATTAAGCCACATCCCTTCTAAGACGATCATATCTATATTCATCCCTGGTCTGCTTTCCTTCTCCAAGATTTTTAAGCCATTGTAAGGATTCCTGGAATCTACCGTTATATAAAGTCAGCAAGTCCTGTTCGCCTTTCATAAAGGTATATGCTTCCACTAAAGCTCCATATAACAAAGCTAATTCGGCGTTATCTCCTAGCCACGTTGTCCCGCTCGAAGCCGCTGTGATAGATTCCGGCCTAAAGAAGTAGTGCAGTTCTACGTCTAAAGCACTACTTGGAGTAGGAGCTATTAAGAAAGTGCTATCATTCCAATCCCCATAGTACAAAGGAACTCCTGTTGTGGCGGGATTAGGAGTGTAGTCTTGGAGAAAAGTAACATGCTTATAAAGCAAGAACTCATTTTTGGAACTATTAATAACACTTAGAGAATACGGAGCCAAAAAATCGGTAGGCTTGGAAAGAAATTTAAGATCAGCCGTAAGATTCCCAGAGGAGTTTCTCCGAAAAACATCTAACTGGCATTCTTTAAGAATACGCTCTTCCGCATTAATAATAAATCTACTTAACTGGCTCACGAAAGTGCTCTCAGTATTATCCGTATAGTCCTGTATAGCTGTTTTTAACGTAGTAAAAGTATAGGCCATTTTATGCACTCAAGGTTACAGGCCCAGCAGAGGCAAAGCCCCCGCCTCCTGTAACATTCCCAGTTGTTGCCGTTCCGCTACTAGCTGTAAAGCTATATCGGTCATCGTCTATTTTGGTAATAGTTCTTCCGGCTGCGACTTCAAGAACGGCCTCAGTAAAACCGTCAAACGCCTCTACATCCCTAAACCGTACAGTATCCCCTGTACTTCTTCCATGCCCCGGCTCTGTTACAGTAATAACTGCTGAACCGCTTGATCCTGACTTAAAAGAATTAAAAGCAAGCAAGACAAGAGACACAGGCTCTGTACGATCAGGGCGGCTAATTCGTAAAGCTTGAGGATCTGTTATATGTTTAGGAGGGGTTAACTGCGGCTGTTTGGATTCATACTCATCTTTACCCACTAAAAAGCCATTCCATTCGCGTATCATATCGCTTAACGAATAGGCTCTACCAGACCTGTCCGATATTCCTAATGCGTATTTGCCGCCGGCATACCTGGCCATGTTACACCCTTAACGATTGAAAGGTGGGAACAAGTCTTAGCGGAACTCCATGATCAATGTCTTGCGCCGCAGCCCTAGCAAACTCTTCTTCATAGAGCATCCTAAGAGCTTCTATCCGTTGCGGAGATTTTTTAAGCGCTATTTGGTAAGACAAACCGGCAACAAGGCAGGGCAAGAAACGAAAGGGTATCTGTGCGTTGTCTGTGGAAGCATCAGCATCGTCCATTCGCTTTATACGATAGTATATCAGCTGATCTGTAGAATTCTCTGGAACAGGCCAAACTGTTAATGTGGGAGTAATTTGCCGATCTATGAAGAACTGGGTAGGACGACCCTGCGTGGTCTTTTTAGGAATGCTTATATAGTCCTGTCTTCCTATCCTGGTTACAGAAATGTCCTCGCTGTCTCTACGAACTACAGCCTCCAGAACGTCCACTGTGGCCTGTACGTCTGAAAGAGAGGGATCTGAACTTACCGTTGTTGACGCTGCGCTCGAAGACCCTGTAATGGTTTCCCCGGCAGTAAAGTTTCCGCTTGGTACAGTGATGGTAAGAGTAGTGCCTGAAGGCTTCGTAATAATGGATGCAGTAACGCCGCTAGTACCACCAGTAATAGTCTCTCCTACGCTTAAGCTGCCGGAAGCACCAACCGTCATGGTAATAGTTCCAATTGGGTAGGCCGCAACAGCAGAAGAAGTGGATAATTGAGCCAAAGATTGAGTGACCTGTTCAACTGTCCAGAGGTTAAGACCTCTATTGGACCAATCCGCAAACAAAAGGTTGAGCGACCTCCGGGCAGTTTTTGCATCGTACCCGGATCTTAGCTCCAGGCCGCACCTTTCAAAGGCTTCCTCTGTAATTTCTGCCATGTCCAGGTTGAAATCAACCGACCCAGAAGTTGCCATTACATATCTCCTATCCCCAAACCGTCATGCGTAAGCCTATTATTACTTGCCCAAGTATTAAAAAGCCCACTCCCCATAAGAGTTTAATAACCCTATCAAGGGATTTCTGCACGTGGTAAAGATCATTATGTTTCAAAACATCTATCTTTTGTGAAAGGAGCTTGAGCTCGCCTTTTATAGCGACAAGCTCAAGCTCATTCTTCCTGGAAAGTTCGTCCACGATTAGAACTCTTTAATGCATTCGAGGACCACGGTGTAATCATCATTAGCCGCAGCCCCCACAGTAGTAAATCTGATATCTCCAGTAGGACTTGTAGCACTATTTACTAAGCCCCCAAAGGAAGAGAAGTCAAAACTGCCTTGGTAATCTGTTGGTAGCACTACCGCTAATACATCTGTACTGGCGTCCCATAAAATATTCAATTCAAGATTTGTCGTACTAAAATGTATTTTATTAATACGAACTCCAGTGCAAGCCGTTCCATCTTGAAGAGCGGATAATTCAGAAACGTCTACCGCCATAACCGCAGATTGTGCAGTGTCAACGTGTGTGTACGAAAAAGATTTAACAAAGTTACGGGGACCGTCCTCGATGACTTTTTCTACAAAAACATCAGCCATTTAAGTTACTCCATCTATCTAGGCAATCTGCACAACTCCTCTAAGGCTGATCATTGTACTGAGTCATGCCGTTGGTGACACGTTGAGCAGCTATGTTGATGTAATCACACCATGCAGCATCTGCCGTTGTGGTTCCAGACATAGCGCAAAACCAAGGGGTCAAAGCAGATGTCGGTATGTTGGCAGTTGTCGTGGTCTTTAGAACCCGATCTACATAAAATTCTACCTGACCAGTTCCCTTCACAATGAAGCCGAGTTGACGACTATTGGTGATATTGGAGCTAGACTCCGCTCCATCAGCGAAATCTATTCCAGTATCCGTTTTAGTTTCTGTTCCCCCGCTGTCGCAGTTTGCATAAATATCTGCCGCTCCTTCAACTAGAAGAAACCCAATTTGATTATTAGCGGTGAAGGGAACACCAGTGGCAAAAGTACCATTCTCAGCAAGCCCAACAAACATGTCCATGTCGTCCGCATCCGCTACGGCAACACGAGCCTCGAAGTAGATATTCTTGCTGGCTTCAGCCAAAAAGATCTCGTTACCTTGAATAGCACCGCCAGAATTATCCGTGGAGCCATCGCCCGTAGATTTTGCCCATCCACCAACATGGTCAGCCAAAAGAGTTAGTGTACCACTGTTAAGAACAGATTTAGTCCAATCATCCGTGTCATCAATGTCAACACCAGTGAAATCATCGTATTTAAAGATATAATCAGGATTTACATTGATAGGAAGGTTCTTAAACCAAGAACCCAGTCCGCTGGCATCACTGCCTTGGCCGCTGTACATAACAGGGCCAGAAAAACGAGTCGTACCCATAACAAATTTCCTTCCTTACAAAGGTTTTGCCCTAGAGTCTTGTAAGCGTCTGCTGGGCCAGTCGCTAGGGCTATATATTCCCAGAAAAAGGGGGAGACAAGCTCCCCCCCAACTTCAGTAGTTATGCACCAGGAGAACCGAATACAGTACGTGGGTCAGAGTACCCGAAGCTATAACGCTCACGGGCCTTGAACCTTACATTTCCTGTATCGAAATCACCTTCCATTTTAGTGGACATAGGCATCCTTTCAAAATGTAGGAAACCTCTAGGTGCATCCGTCTTAATAAACCACGCATCCGTATCCGTTAGGTAGTGGTTAACGACATAACCTTGCGGCAACATACCCATGTTCCGCGTGGCATTAATGTCGTTATCCGCCGTACCTGGGCGAAGAGTGGATTCAAGAAGACGATCCGCCACAAACTGCAACGCTGGCGGAACAATCATTTTCATTCCACGAACCGAAACCTTAAGTCCGCGCTCATCGACAAAGGCAGCAATGTCAATAAGTCCGTTCTCAAGACTTGTTTCGTTTAGATCAGCCGCTGTGCTGGGCTCATTGCGAAGGTCATTACCATTCACAAGAGGGTGATCCGTTGCACAAAGCTCTTTTCCGTCACCACCCGTATAGGTGCTGTCAAAAGCATTGTTCAAGGTAGCTGCGCCCTTCACCTGCTTGGTGTTGGCCATGCTACGTGCCAAAGCTTTTGTGTAACGGGAAGCAAGGCGGTCATACAGATTATCTTCAATTGCTTCTTCCGTAATGGAGAAAGCAAGAGCGATAGTCTCATGCGTGTACCTTGCGGTGTAGGCTTCCTGTGCATCATCAAAAGAAACCGCAGTTCCTTCTGACTTAACAGGGGCCGCTCCAAAGCCGGAGAGCATTACTTCTTCCTCGAAAGCACGTTCCGAAGATTCCGTATCATATATCTCACCAGCCTCATTATCGTACCTAGCGTACTCAAGTCCAAAGAGGGCATTGAGGCCAGGCTCTAG